AGTCTCTAGCTACGGTTGTAGGGTATGTTGTTAAAATGGGTCCTGATTGCTACAAAGATTCCAGTAAGTTTACTGGGCCTTGGTGTCAGGAAAAACAATGGGTGTTGATAGGAAGGTATGCTGGCGCTCGCTTTAGACTTGGTGATGAATCTGAATGCAGAATCATTAATGATGATGAGGTGATTGCTACTATATTAGATCCTGACGATATTCTTGCAGTATAAGGAGTAAATATGTCTGAAGAAGCAAAGAATGAAGAAATAATTGATGAGGGTGAGATTATTGAAGTAGATTTACCAGAGGAACAACCTAGCGGTAGAATTGCAGATCTTGCACCCCAAGAAGAAAATGATACAGATGAATCAGAAAAAAAGTCTGACGAAGAATTAGAAGACTATTCTGAAAAAGTTAAAAAAAGAATTGGTAATTTAACTCGCAAGTTAAGAGAGGCTGAAAGAGGCCAGGAATCTGCTTACGAGTATGCAAAAAGAATTTCAGAAGAAAATCAACATTTAAAAATAAGATCCTCTTCTTCAGATAGATCTTATTTACAAGAAGCAGAAGGCAGACTTAAATCTCAAAAAGCACAAGCTTTAGCAGCATTAAAGAATGCTCATGAAGTTGCAGATTACGATAAGGTTGCAAAAGCACAAGAAGTTTTATCTAAAATTGCGGTAGAAGAAAACAAAGTAAGTGTTTCAAAAGCTCAACTAGAATATCAACGAAATGTTCAAGCAGAGCAACAAGCAAACTATCAAAATTATGTTGCAAATCAACCTCGACAAGTTCAACAAAATGTTGTTCCGCAACTTGGTGAAAGAGAACAAGCTTGGGTAGAAAAAAACGAATGGTTTGGTCAAGACGAAGTAATGACTATGGGTGCTATGGCGATCAACAATCAGCTAGAAAATGAAGGCTTTGACGTTGGCTCAGAAGAGTACTATACTGAGGTTGATAGGAGAATTCGTAAAGAGTTCCCGCAGAAGTTTACAGAATCTTCTGTTAAATCTAAGCCTCAGCAAAAGGTGGCTTCGGCAGGTAGGGTAGCTGGTAATGCCAGTTCCAATAAAAGACAAGTAAAATTGTCTCCATCCGAAGTTCAAATGGCTAAAAGATTAAACGTACCACTAAGTGAGTACGCTAAATACGTTAAAAGGTAAAACTATGACAGAAGATAAAAAAGATTTAAACAGAACCTCGCGTTCTGCCGACACTCGAGCTAAAAAAGTTGCTCGCAAACCATGGAGTCCACCATCAATGTTGGATACTCCTCCCGCACCTGAAGGTTATACCTACAGGTGGATAAGAGCTGAAGTCGCAGGTCAGGAAGATAGAAAAAATGTAACTTCTAGGATGAGAGAGGGTTTCGACCTTGTCAGAGCCGAAGAGTTAAATGGATTTGAGCTTCCTACTTTAGATGACGGTAAACATGCGGGAGTAGTCGCAATTGGTGGCTTGCTATTGGCCAAGATTCCTAACGAAACACGCGAAGAGAGAAACTCCTACTTCGCAGATCGTGCGCACACTCAGCAAGATGCTGTAGACAACGATCTATTAAGAGAATCTGACCCAAACTCTCCGATGTTAAAACCAGAGAGAACAAGCAAAGTAACTTTTGGAGGTGGTCGACGTAGTTGATCATCACTTTTTTTAATTTTAAATAATATAGGTGACTTATTATGTCTAACAAAAATGCACCCTTTGGAGCAAGAGTAGTAGGTAAATTAGGTTCTGGTGTTGCTAATGGCGGCATGACGGAATATAAAATTGCTTCTGGCGCTTCTGGGAATATTTTTTCAGGCGATTTAGTAAAAATGACCAACGCAGGAACTATTTTAGTTTCAGCTGCTGGTGATGAATCTGTAGGAATTTTTAGAGGTTGTTCTTTTACAAACTCTGCTGGTGATACTGTTTTCAGTTCATATTTTCCTGACGGAACTGTATCGTCCGATATTGTAGCGTTTGTAGTAGATGATCCTAATGCTGTATTTGAAATTCAGAGCGCAGGTTCTCCAGCGCAGACTGATGTTGGCTTAAATGCAGATATTTCTTACACTTCTGGCTCTGTGAAAACAGGCATGTCAGCAGTAGAACTATCTGGCACAACAGCCGCAACAACTGCGACTTTCAGAATCATGGGCTTTAGCTCTGATCCAGATAACAGTACTACAGGTTCAGCTAACGTTAACGTTATAGTTAAGTTTAATGAGCATTTCTATGTCGATCCTACAGGAGTATAAATAATGGCTATTAATAGAGCGCAATTAGCGAAAGAATTAGAGCCAGGTTTGAACGCCTTGTTCGGTATGGAATATGCTAGGTACGAAGCAGAACACACAGAAATCTACGACACAGAGAGTTCTGATAGAGCGTTTGAAGAAGAAACTTTAATCGTTGGGTTTGGTAATGCAGAAGTAAAATCAGAAGGTAGTGGTGTCAGATTTGACACAGCTAACGAAGGTTATACATCTCGTTATACCCACGAAACAGTTGCTTTAGCATTTGCTTTAACAGAAGAAGCTGTGGAAGATAATCTGTATGATCGTCTTGGTGCTAGATACACAAAAGCATTAGCTAGATCTATGGCTAATACTAAACAAATCAAAGCTGCGGCTGTATTGAACAATGCGTTCTCTACTGCTGGCGGTGATGGTGTATCATTAATCAATACTTCTCACCCTCTTGGGGGCGGCGGTACTCTAGCCAATAGAGCTGCTACTATGGCGGATCTTAATGAAACTTCACTTGAAGATGCATTAATTAATATCTCTACATTTACGGATGATAGAGGTCTTAATATTGCACTAAAAGGAATGAAGTTAATTATCCCACCTCAGTTGCAGTTTGTTGCTGACAGATTATTACAAACTCCTGGGCGAGTTGGTACTTCTGACAACGACATTAACTCTATTAAGAATCAAGGAATGATTCCTAATGGTTACGTTGTAAATCATTATCTAACAGATACAGATGCTTTCTTCTTGAAAACAGACTGTCCTGATGGATTTAAGTATTTTGAAAGATCTCCAATGCAAACTGCATTAGAGGGTGATTTCGATACTGGAAACATGAGATACAAAGCTAGAGAAAGATATTCATTTGGATATTCTAACTTCAGAGCCGTTTACGGTTCTCAAGGAGCTTAATTGAACGATTGATTGTAGCGTTTTTTACTCAACTACAATTATTGGGGGCTTAACAGCCCCCTTTTTTTCCTCTAAATTTACAATTCGTATAAAAATGTGTAAAATTAAGGCATGAACATTCTTAGTGATGTTGTATCCTTATCTCAAAATCCATGTACGGGCGTTTGTTCAACTACGTATGGAGTAGACGAACAATGTGCTGGTTGTGGTAGAACTTTAGAAGAAATTAGAGATTGGAATAGCTATTCCGATCTACAAAAAAAATTAATAAATATTGACCTAGCGGTTAAATATGATATCAGACAAAAAAAGGAGTATAACAACATGTCAGTAGACTTAAAAATAAAAGACATTAACGGTAGATTAATAACCACACAAGCTTTAATAGAAATGGTAGGGGCGGATCTAATGGCCCATTTTGGAAAAGATCCAGCTATTAAAAAAACTTATGAAGCTTTAGTAGAAGCAAGAAATGAAATATTAAAAGCAAAAAATTCACTCCCTATTGCTTTAAAAGACGCCGTATAGTACTATTTAAAAATCTAGGGTATTTAACTTGTTCTATCGACTGACCTAGCAGACAAGCCGAGACAATAGAACTTATTTCCGAGGAGGAAATTATGGCGAAATCAACTTTTTCAGGTCCAGTCCAATCATTGGCAGGATTTATTTCAGCAGGTAACGCTAACGTCGTTAGCTTAACTGCCGATACTACTCTTACAGTAGCATCACATGCAGGTAAAGTTCTTGTATGTAATGATGCTGATGGTAAATTTACACTACCTTCAATCGTATCAACTGCTCCTGATAGTAATGACGATCCTAACCAATTAAATAACTTAGGCGCTACATTTACTTTTGTAGTAGTTACAGCAGCAACGGATATGGACATTCTAACTGAC